AAANAGTTCAGGTGGAAGAATGATTCTTAATGGATGGGCAGCATCTCATGGTGCAGGTGGTGGTTATTCGGTTGGTTCTTCACAATTAAGTATTGCATGGATAGTAGTTTATGCTAGTAGTTTTACTGACACTCCTTATGTTGGTTAGGTAAGGGTCAGTTTACATAGTGTCACAGAGACCTTGACAGGTCTCTTTTTTTTGTCTATAATAGGTTTGTTGCTTTTGAGATAAGGTTCTATGAACCCTATGAAGACTAAATTTGTCACTGTGAAACCTATCAGTTCCAAAGCAAAGAATCGTTTTGCTAACTTGATGGATCTACTTCATTCATGTAGAGTTGAGCAAGAAGACCAAGAGAAAATGTTTCTTGCTTCTATCTCTGGAAGGTATCACTTCTGGATGTCCAAAGAAAATGATTCAAACTGGAGCATCATCAAATGACTATTTCGTATGACAAGACTTGGGAAGTAATGAATGATCTTGAGGAATCATTCTCAAGAATCACCACCTTTGAAAATATGGTTGATGATTTGATGGAAGCAGTCAACAACAATAATCAGAATTCTATTCTTGAGTTGGCACATGCTATGACTGCATTTTTTCCTGTCTATCTTCGTCAGTATGACAAGGCATCACGTCGTGCATGGAACAATACAGTTATTGAAGTTGCAAAAATTGACAATCCTTACAAATCTACAAATGGAACTAACATAAATTATGATGAGGTAGTAAAATATCTTGAATCTGACACACCATTCTCTCTCCATGTCCTTACCAAAGAATACAAAACTGAAGATTGATGAACTTGAATCAATGCGTAAAGCAGTTGAGGACTCAGGTATTCGTGCCATTCATCCTGATAAAATGGAGGAGTGGGCAGAGCACCTTGTCAGACAACTCAAAAAATAGTATAATAGAGGAGTAATCTAAGGAGACAATGAAGTACCTCTACTTAATTGATCATTTTGTTCCATTCCCTTCATCTGAATATGGAGGACAGTGGACTGTAATTGCAGATAATGATGAACAATGCTTTGACATTGTTGTCTGTGAGGATGAGGAACTAAATATAGGATGTTATGGAAAATTGAGAGAGAACATCTCAAGGGCTAACAAATTTGTCCTGCAAGATGAAGAAAATAGTAGAGTAGTATCGTCCTTTTTAACCTAAAAACATGTCTCAACCTAGACAAAAAGATCCTTCAGATCCTCTTTATGATGCAAATGACAAGTACAATGAGTACAAAGTAGACTTTCATGCTAATGAAAAACATTCAGAAGATGAATGGGATCCTGAGCATGAGGGTAAAATCGCTGATTGGCACAATCGTCACCAGGATAAAGTGTTAGATAATTTTTGTGATGACCACCCAGGAGCACCACAATGTAAAGTGTTTGATGACTAATAAACAAAAAGCAGCACTTGATCTTATGATTGAAAGTGTTCTTAAACCTGATAATAGACTCAGGAGTTGCGCTCACAACCAGGAGTGCTATAATGAATTGATGGATTGGCGTCAAAAGATGCTAGACTTACTTCAGAATTATGAAAATGATGGAACTCCCACACAATCCTCCTGAAGGATTTGAATATTGGACTGATCAATTCAATACCAAATTTACCAGGATATGGATAAAAAATGTAACAAGGGAATTCATTTATGGTGATAAACCTTATCCAAGTAGTGTATGGGGTTTCTTCAATGTGAAGACAGGTAAGTATCATTCACCCATCAATTCTAAAAAACCAGGGAAGATTGTAGATATTACATTGACTTCCCCCTATTCTGCTATGAAACTTAATTTAAATCCATTAATGGCAGCATTCTATGAATAACATGGACTCAGATAAGATAACTCTTAGCACACCATCAAAAGAATTTGCATTTGAGAAATGTTCAAGAGATATTGATAATTGTGATGATCCAAAAATATTGAAAGAAGCACTTAGATGTTATATTAAATTATATTTGAAGCAACAAGAAACATTAAAATCATTAGGTCCTATGCCATAGTGTAAATGAAATCTTATAAACCTCAAATAAATGATTACGTAATATGGAACAGAAAAACTGGCAATATTGATGAAGGATGGGTATATTTTGTTGATGATAGTTATATCACAATTGAAGTTGGTGTGAAAGATATACCACATTGCGAATATACAAAAAATAGTCTACACTGCAAACAACATATGCTTGTGTTATGTCATAATTGGTATTGGCATGAGTTACAATTTTTAAGAAAAAGGAAGTCAATCTATGATGTATGAATTGATTGAAAAATCTGATCCAAGGTATTTTACCTGCACATCAGATGAGTCATATGACAGACATACATACAAATTGGTTGGTGATGATAAAAAATCTGTCATTTTTGACAGTTATGAGCATCTTAGACTATATTGGTTTGAGAATGCAAGGAACTGGAAAAATTGCTCAGTTCAAGTACTTGATAAAAAGAAAGGATTCTAATGAAAAAATTATTGTCAGCAATGGCATCCATTGCATTGATGTCTACTCCTGTAATGGCAGAACCTGTTAAGGAATATTATACCATGGATTCTATGGGGTGTATGTTACTCCAAGAATGCACTGATCATGTAGTAGAAGTATTTTCACTGCTTGATATCTCCTCACAATATGATAACACTGATAAATTTACACCAGTGTCTGATGAATTCAATAATATGCTTATGTCACTTAATCAGGTTGGTGTGAAAGTATATCTTGCAGATGAAAAATATTTCCCTGTTGGTCATCGTGGTGTCTATCACACAGTAAGTAACAACTTTTTCCTGAACAAGACATTTATGAATCGCCCTGGTACATTAATGAGTGTGATGCGTCATGAAGGATGGCACGTAGCACAAGATTGTATGGCAGGAACTATTGAAAACAATAACATTGCTATTATTAAACCTGAAGAAGATGTACCACCACTATGGCGTGAGATTGTAGAGAAAACTTATCCTAAGTCTGCTGTACCTTGGGAAGCAGAAGCAACATGGGCAGGTAAGACTGAAGGGATGACATTAAGTGCTCTCCAGGCATGTTCTACAGGGCACATGTGGGAAATTTACCAACCAACACCAATGACAGAGGAGTGGTTAATTGAAAAGGGATTTATAAATAAACACTAGATATGGACAACTAATAAACTGTCCACATACTCTTGACCAATTACATTTTATGATTTATTATTAAAAAGTAGTTCAGGAGTCTCTACCATGCCTTCCTTCACACTGGCACAAAAACAACGTTATCGTATCACACTTGATCTTAATGTTCTTGGTGATTTCAATCCTCATGAGATTGATTGGCAGAAACTTCTTGATATTCAGGGAACTGAATCTCTTGACACCTATGTGGAGGACTTAAGCACTCCTATTGAATGGCACTAATATAGTCAAGCAAGTCATGTGTGATCTAAATAAAACATAGAGTTAACATCACACATGGCATTTTATATTAAGAAACCACAAATCCTTAATAGTTCCAAAGACGTTTTCTATTCAGGAAATCAGCATTGGTCTGATGATCTTAGTCAGAAAAAAGATTATGCTGATGCTGATGCTGCAAATGCAGAGATGGTTAATACTGATGGTAAAAATGGAGGATGGACAAACGCTCAGGTGTTGTCAGAATGAAAACTTTTAGTCAGTTTAGTGAGTCTATCTCAACTGAGAAAATTCTCCAGGCACGTGAAAGAGCAAAGAAAAAAGCAAGTAAATCGCTTTTAAAACATGACCCAAAAGGTCAAGCAACTAGAGACAGACATCAAGAATTGAGATCAACATATACAAATGAAGTATATGACCCTGAGGTTCAGGGAAGATCACAAGTTAAAAAAATGGGTGATGGTGGTAGAGTTCGCCCTGATAGAAAGAAAAGTGAACCAGAAAAACGTAGAATGAAGGCAGCAGGTGGGGGCAAAATGGTCCCTGCTAAGGATTATAAACCAAGAAAAGATATAGGACAGCAGAAACAACAATCTGATAGAATTCAAGTACCAACAAAAGAAAGAGGTAGTGAAGAAGTAAAAAAAACATATGCTGATAAAGCAAAAGCAGAGAGAAAGAAAGCAGCACAGGCAAGAATAGCAGCAAGAAAATCTGGTGGAGAGGTGAAGAAGGATACTACATCTGCCAGAGATAAAGAGAAAACTGCATCAAAGTTGCTAACAAAAAAGACAACTCAAACTACCTCACCTGATTATAAACCAGCAAAAGCGTCTGGTATGACACGTGCTGAGAGAATGAAGATCAATAGAAAAGGTGAGACTAAGTTACGTAATATAATGAAAGACCAGGAAACTTCCAAATATAAGAAGGAAACTGGTGCTAATCCTGATGCCAAGGGTAGAACCAAGATAATGGGTAGAGTGCATAAAAGAATGTCAGAATCTGCAAGTGATCCTGAACATTACACTACCTATGGTTCTGGTTCTTCACCATCATCAGGCACACAAGGTGGAACAACAGCATCATTTAAAAAGAGACCTAGCACTGGATTGGGTAATGCTGCTAAAAATGCCTTCCAAAGTGTAAAGAATGCTGGTAAGAATGCTTTATCTAAACAGAAACCTGATACAACTTATAGAGGTGATGGTGTAGGTAGAAAAGAAAGAGTGCGTGATAAAGTTACATCTATTGTGAAAAAGACAGCACAAAAGAGATTGGCAGGAGCACCAAGTAGACCACAGTTAGGTACAGCAAGGAGACCTGATTTAATCAAAGGATCTAGACCAAAACCACAAATAAGTGGTGGACCACAAAGAAAACAAACCAGTGATAGTCCACAAAGAAAACAAATCAGTGGTAGTCCACAGAAAAAACAAATAAGTAGTGAACCTAATAGACCTGCACTGCCTGCATCAACTTCACCTAGATTGGCAGCTGCTCAATCACAAAAAAGAAAGGAACTTGTTAGTAGATAAAGTTAGTTACCTCTAAAGTGGACCTATAGTGTAAGCACACAGATCACATGCAACTCACTTCCAAAGATGGTAACATGGTTGTAGATTTCTATCCACAGGGTACAACTAAGAAACGTTACACCAAGTGTGTTACATTTGCTAATGAGGTAAAGTCTTATTCTACCATTGTTGCAATGGAATTGAAGTATGAGGTTCGTAATCGCATTGAACTTGGTTATGAAGTAACTGACTTCAATACTACAGAATGTGAGAACTATAAACCAATGATGTGCTGATAGATTGTTAGTAACCCCTAAACTGGACCTATAGTGTATGAAGCAACCTATTTCACTCACTGAAACCCAATATGAGACCATCCTGGAATCATTAGAATCAACACTCAAAGTTCTACAAAATGTAGACTATGATTGTGATAGTATGCTGTCTAAAAATGTAGAGAAAACAGCACCTTATGCTGTTGGATTCTCCAGGTCAGCAGTCAATGAACTCATTTCTACACTCAAAGCAATTCAATCTCTCTCCTGATTATGAACAACTCATCACAAGTCCTGCGTGAACTACAATCACTTAAACTTGATTGGAGGACTCAAAACTTCACCTTTACAAAAGAGCAACAAGCACGTTATACTGAACTCTTAGACCTTCGCAGGGCATTTGTTGCATATTGGAAGGAGAATGGCATGGTATGGGTTGGTCCATCAAATGCTGGTAAAAGTAAAGTTATTGAAGGATCTGCTGCCTAATTATGTCTTACACTTGCACTGGTTATTGGAGGGACTCACGTGGAGTTCGCCACAACTTTGAGGTTGAATCCAACAGAACTGAACGTCGTTTTATCAAGGAACTTGTTGAAGCAAGGTATCCTACTGATAAAGTGACTGTAAACTTTGTGCGACCTAACTTTTGACTCTTATTATTTCACATCATGACAACTACAACATCAATCTCACTCATTGAACTCTCAAAAAAGATTTTGGCAAAAGAATTGCCCCCAATTCCTATTGATTTAGATCAATTTTTTGAGCAAGATACTGGTGGAAATTGGGTAATTGATAGTGAAACTCGCATCCAGGTAAGAGAGGAAGAAGTCAATACTGATTTCATTGATAAGAAAGTTCAATATGTACTGAATACAGGTGATGAAAGTATATTAGACATTCTTGTAGTTGTTCAGATGCCTGATAAATCACTTAAACTCTTTGGTGGTGCTCACACTGCTGGCATTAAGATTGATTTGGGTCATGTTACAAGTGATGCCATCATTCTTGATTTTGAAAAAGATTTAGGTGGTTCAATGGCATATCTCAAAATCCTTGGTAACTTACTTAATAAACCAGTCAAAGAACAACAACCATATACTAATGATGATGTGAAAAACTGCCTCTATGAATTTATGGCAGAGAAGGAGCAAAATGGGTTAGATCCTAAACCTACAGATGAAGAATTAAATTGGTTTGTTTCAATGTTTCCAGATGTGAGTAGGAAGTCACTGGGACAATATATTTCAAATACTTCTGCTGGTGGACGTCATCAAGCAAATAAAACATACTCTTCACAACAGTTGAAAAATATAGCAAAAGCATATGCTGACATGGAGGAATTTACTGGTTACACTATTGCTGGACCATATGACCTAGGTCATGCTCAAGATAGTGCTTTAGGTTTAGCACTGAGAAAGATGATAGATGAAAAAACTAGGAAAATAGTAATTTTGTTATATTGTAAGAATATGGCACAGCAGAATATGTGGGTTGATAAAAATGGCAATGCAACTACAAGGAGGTCAAACATTTTGAATACCTATAATAATATTTCTAAGTATTTTGATATTCAAATTGTTTGGAAAATGGTAAAATACAATTAATTATTGTTAGTTACCTCTAAAGTGGACCTATATTACAGAGACACACATTGATGATCACCCTTCGTCCTCATCAGCAGACAGCAATCAATACCCTTCGCACACATTCTTTGGGTCAGTGCATCTTCCCCACTGGTGGTGGTAAGACATTGGTTCAAATCAAGGATGCTATGTGGCGCTTTGAGGTGAAACAACCCAGAACCATTGTTGTTGTGGCACCTAGATTGTTGCTTGCTAATCAACTTTGCTCTGACTTTCTTGAGCATGTTGATAATGCAAATGTGCTGCATGTTCATAGTGGTGATACCAAACATTTCAAGACTACCAAGGCAGACAGAATCAATCTGTTTGTGTCTATGTGTCACACAGTGCGTGAGCATGTTATCATCTTCACCACATATCACTCCCTGCATCGCATTGTAGAGTCTGGTATTGACATTGACACAATATACTTTGATGAGGCACATAACAGTGTTCAGCGTCACTTCTTCAAGTCCACTGATGTATTGTCTAAGAAGGCAGATCGTGCTTTCTTCTTCACTGCTACACGCAAAACATCTGCTGTAACACACAAACCAGGCATGAACTGGGTTGATACTTATGGTGAGGTAATTGCCAGGGTTTCTGCACCTGAACTTGTGGATGGTGGTTACATCTTGCCACCACAAGTGAAGGTCATTGATATGGATAAGCACCCTGTAAAAGCATGTACTCCACTGATTGATGCACAGAATGTATTGACCTCTATTGATGACATGGGTCTCAAAAAGATCCTTGTATGTGTCAAGACTACCAAACAGTTGACTACATTGTTTCAGACAGACTTTGCATATCAACTCAGTGAGAGGGGTTATTCTTACCTCTATATCACTGCCAAGACTGGTGCAGTTATTGATGGCAAGAAAGTCAACAGAGATGTATTCTTCAACACATTGAACAAGTGGGGCAAAGATCTTGACAAAAAGTTTATTGTTTTGCATCGCTCTATCTTGTCTGAGGGTATCAATGTGAGTGAGTTGGAAGGTGTTGTTTTCATGAGGAACATGGATGCCATTGAGATGACACAAACCATTGGTAGGGTTATCAGGATTGGGCAGAAGTCTAAGACCTATGGTATGCTTTGTGTGCCTGTTTATTCCAATGTTGGTGTATCCACTCAACGTAGTTTGCAGAGGGTTGTTGACATTGTGTTTGAGCAAGGTGAGATGCTTGATTCTATTGTGAAGAGGTAATATGATTGATTTTAATTCTTTTGAGTTGATTAAATTCTCTAAACTTTTAGAGACAATCAGTGGGTACACTGATAATAATCTAAGATATCCTAAAGCAGGTGAATTGGTAGAAAAAGCACTTGCTGAATATAGTAATAAACAACTCAAAAGAGTTAATCTTCCTGGAATTGACCTCATCACACCTAAAGGTATATCATATGAGTCCAAAATAACTCAGTTTACAAATAAATCTAAGACAGCAGTTCGTGGTTTGATTCTTAAGAATCGTCGTCAATCAGGAGTTTACAAGGATAAACTTGCAGATTATTTCATCATTACTGATGTTAAAAAGGGTAAGGCATGTTGTATCCCATCTTCACATCTTTACAACATTAAAGATAATGGTGCATGTTTAACTGCTAATGCTGATCCTAAACTAACTGATTTTTTTATCACTGGTTTTAATTTATTAGAAGTAAGAGAAAAACCCAGAGATTACTTCAAAGAGTCTGATAAGTTTGACTTAAATTTTATAAAATCAATATGATTAAACAACCAACTAACAGTAACATACTACATCCTAAACCACCCAAGAATAGTTTTGTGGTGGGTAAATGGGATGATGCAGAGAATTTTTATGCTGTACTTCCCATTGGTAATGCGTTAGCAGTTGTCCATCAATGTGCTATAATAAAGAAGTGCAGGAACGCACAATCAGCAAGAAACTTTATATCAAAACATCAAAAGAGAAGGAAATAAAGTTAGTTACCTCTAAACTGGACCTATAGTATGAGACCCAATCAAATGCCACAAACTCACATCAATCATCCTGAGGATGAGATTCTGACTGGCAATCTTGATGCCATTTCAGCACTCTTTTGTAAGGACAGTAAAATATCAATGAAGATGGATGGTATGTCACTAGTATGGGGCACCAATCCTGAGAATGGTAAGTTTTTTGTTTGCACCAAAGCAGCATTCAACAAGCAAAAGATTCGCCTTTGTTATGATCATGATGACCTATACAAATTCTTTGGTCATCAAATGGCAGTGTTTGAGATCCTATCACATTGCCTGAAGTATCTGCCTAGAACAGAGAACATCTATTGGGGTGATTGGTTGGGGTTTGGTCGCACTCATGTTGTGCAACAAAACACCCTTACATATGTTTTTGCAGAGAAACCAATGCAAAAACTTATCATTGCACCTCACACTAAAGTAACTGTGACAGGCAAGATGTGTAATGCAATATGTGAACCATTGGAAGAAACATTTGATGACACATCTATCATCAAGTGGGTGCAACCTGTGGTGGATAGACTACCTCCAAGAGAGTTTGATCAGAGTGAGATACAACTAAGGAAGGTTCAGTTTATGACTCCCTCAGAGGCATCTGTGGCAGTCAGGAGCATCAATGGACTCATACGTGAGGGCAAAGAGTTGACAGACAGCATTTTGTTTGATGTGCTGGGTTGTATCTACCTTGTGAATCTGTATCAGATGGTGATTGAAATGAAGAATGATGTGATGGATAGTATGATTGTCAATGACGCACCTTTGACCTTTATATTTGATGATATTGAGGTTGATGGTGAGGGGTTTGTTATTGCTAACAAGTATGGCACCTATAAGTTAGTAGAGCGCCCTATGTTTGCTTATGCAAACTTCAACTCTGAAAAAGCATGGAAGAGTTGATATGAATGTTCATAGTTAAATAGAGGAAAGATAAATGATTACCACAGAGGCAAAGAAAAAGGAATTAGTTGTACCAGGGGGTGCAGAATTGATTGATGAGGTATTTTATGTCTGGGAGACTAGGTATGGATTGTATTCAACCATGACCAAAGAAGGCAGGAATATGCTCACTGGAGGCACCAAAGATGGTGTAGTTTCAATGACAAGATGGCATCTTAAGTGTGAGCAGGATGGTACACTAGATGACTACACAAATGTTGTTGGTGATGCTTTTGTGAGTGGAAAGTTGTAGGTAGATTGTTAGTTACCTCTAAAGTGGACCTATAGTATAAGCATGACTCAGATGACAATCACCAAAGCACAAGCACTCCAACAATTCAAGTACAATTGGAAGGTAAGTGGATCAACTGATAGGGTTGCCAAACGTGAGTCATGGGGTATATTCACTGATGAACTTTGTAGAGAGGGATATATCACCATGAAAAAGTATGAGTCATGGTCTAACCCTTTCTGATCCAAACAAACAATTTTTTTTATTAACAACATGACAACACTTAATCTCTCTAAAACTGAATTCCAAACCCAAGGTTTACTTGAGGTTGTTAACAATGAATGGAAGGTTGCTGCTATTG